GCTCGCGAAACGCGGCAACCCCCGGGCAGAGCCCGGTGTAACAGTAACGAGACGGAATTCACCCCGTCCTCTTAACTGGTAACGCGACTCACTCCACCTACTACCTCTCATAAGAGAAGCTGTGTAGGCGGTCAAAACTGGAACACGTTCCGTAGATGGTTTGAAACTCCATCCACGGAAAGTCCAGGTTTGCCAGTGAGGGTGCCATCGAAGGTTGCCCCCGCCTTTGACATAGTCAAAGGAGGTGAAAAGACAACTATCTAGGGCCTCATTCTCCAAGCCGAATAACACCGGCTCCTTCTTTCGATGTTCTGAGAGAAGATACTCTCTCACAGCGGCCCAATTAAAGACAGGGTCACCGCGATTGAGTAAGAGGTAAACATCAGTACAGCGAAAGCTCGCTTTCCTGATGTACTGGGGCGTGACTCGAGTGCCAGTGTGCCAGTCGGCACCGCAACTTTCGCGGAAGGGACCAGTGACGAAAGATTTGTCCCGGTTAAGGACGAATCCACACCACTGAAGAACTTCCATAAGAAGAGCCGCTGAACAGTCCGAACAGATGATATCGTCCCCGTATACACTAAGGACGACGCCACCTGTAAGACTATTAACGGCCTTTCCTAGAGCCCAGAAAATAAGGGTTTCCAGGGCGAAAGTATAGCCGTTCCCCATACTCGAGAACTTTTCATAGAGTATGGGTTTACCTTTCATATTTCCAGTTTTACACCGGAGATCATCAAGGTAAATGAACCAGTCACTTGGCAGAAGCCAACGTACGAGCTCAGTAGAGACTGAGTCCGACGCTTGTGACAGATCGAGGGTACAAACAGAAGTACCAAACAGGTGAGCCGAGCCAAAGCAGGCCAGAGACTGGTTCCTACTTTGATCGTCTATACTGTTTCCAAAGCTCTTAAGTCTATCAGCAATATAGGAATGAACCCCTAACTGCAGACAGACATTGAGCGACGGTTCGATAGCTATAGTGCGTTGAGTACGTGCGTCCTTCGGGACGAACGTAATTTTGTTACTGTTAGCCGTCGTATAGGGTAGCACGTACGTTCTCGTGTTCCAGTCTATATCAGCACAAAGTCTGATCCAAGCTGGAGAACCCTCTACCAGCATCCGGGCATAAGGATATGCATCGGATGTCGAGCAGAGGTCCGTGTCGCCCAGTTTAAAGGGGAGAGACACACGAAAGCGATTGTGCGTACCTATTGCTACACCACCGCCGGGACGAGAAAGAGCAATCAACCGCTCTAACTTACTAGGGGATATTTCCGCCCCTAATACCCTGCGTACCCACTCACGAGCCCGAGTTAGTACAACCCGCACATTATCTGGGACCCGATTAGGGTTTGCCATATAATGTCTGAGTTTCTTGTTCACCCGGCCACAGCGCCTCTCTGCCTCATAAAAGGAGAGAGTTGCCGCGGTTTGTCGTGACAAGGAATCCCCTGCAAAGGGAACCTTGCTAAGGAGAGCAGTAAACTGCTTCCTCCTATAGTAGGTGATCGCGGACCCGAACTCAGGCCGTGCGAAATCATCACAAAGTCGCTTCGCTCGCGAGTACTGCCGGTCCGCAATGGACTGGATTATCAGTCTCGCCTGATCGAGCTCAGTTTCTTCGGTCAGATTGGTGCTAGCAAACAGCGCCGCGATGTGTTTAACATCGCAGTCCAACTTGGCGTTAACACGCCTTTTGGTCGGCATAACAACTCCGTTTATGTCGAAAGTTGGACAGCAGCTAGAATGACATGTTGTTCATCCTAACTGTTCCCTTAGAGCACTAGCCGAATGCTTATCAGGCAGTCGGCAGAGTGCCCTTCGCGATCCCGTCCACGAAGGCGGACGAGAAGACGAGGGACTGGAGGTAGTCAAGCGCCGAGTCGACGACGGTGTACGGCTGAGACAGCGGCCACCGGATGCCGATATCGATGATGACGCTTCCAGCTGCGGGGTTGCAGCAACCCTCCTCCGTGGTACGCGAAGCGAAAGAAATCTTGAGACCGGACCGGGCAACACCCGGATCCGACCCTTGACCTTTCGCCTGCGACACGAAGAAGTCGACAATACGCGGCTCAAGCCGAGTATGATCGGGGTTGGTGTAACTGGCTTTACCGCCGGCACTAAGGCCTGCGGGAGTCAGTACGACGGTAGACCCACCCGTCATTGAACCGCCAAGGTTGGCAAGGTTCATTGATGACGCTCCTAGTTATCGAGAAGCTTTCGAACTCGTCGTGACCCCGATAACACGAGGGCGGCGAGATCTAAGATTCTCAAGGGGGTTAGCCTCGGATTCCATTGAGGCAGGGAAGAGACCGCGTTAGCGAATCTCGTATACTGTTCAACCTGGATCACGGTCGAAACAGTGCCGAAAGAACCTGCGTGATTTGCTCCAGACCAGGCTAGGTTAAAATCCTGGCGGAGTTCGTAGGTATCTTTCACGCTTGCTGCAGACCCAACAATGGTCGCACCAGAAAACGGTGTTGTGGCTTGAAGCCAAGTTCCTATATTGAAGAACCAATCCGCCACAAAAGAGTAGGGAAGTAATTCCCACGCAGATGTGATAGGATCGGAACCCCAACGTACGGAACCATTATCAACCTCGCTTAAGGCGAAACCACGATAGATCCTCTCACCCGTAAGGGTGTGAGACTCTACACCGGTACCTTGACCCGAGTCTTGCGACCAGATGTCAGAAGCACTGAGGTTAAGAGCCGCAGGAACTGAAGAGTAGGCGCGACGAAGGTTTCCTTTCTCCAATGTGGAGTTAAATGCCAACATGGCATCTTCCGCAGAGTAGAGAAGGGGCATCCAGCCGTAACGGTACTCTAACCAATGTTTTGCGAAAGCAAGGGCGCGTGCAGAGCGTTTAACAGCTTGAGCACGTTCAGCAGCACGAAGGGCAAAAGAATTAACTCTTGTCCAGGTGCCTCCGAGGAGTCGAGCGGTTTGCGACAACTGTAAAGCATCAGTTGAAGCATCCCAAATCGACTCTTTTGCCTTAGCAACCGCATCAGTGGTTACCAGATCAACGATAGAACTATCGAAGGCTGGCAGTTCAACCAACCAGGGACGTAGCCACCACGAGGAACCATGATGCCGTTGGAGCCAGCAAGTCGAACCCTGTTGGGTAAGATGCTCGCCAGATCCAGCAGTTCTAGTTTCCGTCGCGGTGACGATTTCCACTGGGTTTAGTGGGAGGGGTCTACCCTCCTTAACAAGTGAGAGGAACCGAGGAGTTACACAGTCTGTGATACGTTTAGTAGTCACAGATCCTGTGTACGAAAGATCAGAGCCGTTCGGACCGAAAGGGTCAGAACAGTTAGATCTAATAGTATGATACCATATTTCAACGGTACCAAAACTCCCAGTCACGGTCTCCCGCGACCTCACTTGGTCACCTCACGCTTACGCTTCCGCGTAAAGGCGAAGCGACCCCGCTTCTCAGCGGCCACTACAGGACTATCAGAAGTCTCAGCAGGTACCGGCAGCTCCAGAGTAATTTCGGAATCCGTACGGTCCGTAGAAGCAGACGAGTCCCGACGGGCGGAGTCAAGCGAGATGGGAAACAATCCCCAAAAGGCTGACAAAACCTTCCGGGCCCTTGCCTTGCAACCACAGGACATAACGTTCTCCTAGTTACAATGGAAGCTACCGGTCCTTACCGAGGCCCTGT